ACCAGTGATGTAGTTTAACGGCTCCAGCCAGTTGCTGTTTGGCCCATTGCCCCACGCGGTACTAGTCTTAACCTCAAAGTGCAGGTGTACGCTACCCCGGCTGCCCGTATCCCCCATATCGGCGATATGCTGCCCCTCCTTGACGGTGTCGCCTACCTTGACACGTATGCTCCCTGCCCGCAGGTGTGCGTATAGCGTCACTAGTTTACCGCCATCATGCTGTAGCTGGATAAGGTCGCCATAGCCCTGCCCTTGCGCCTCAGGTAGCACCGTCACCACAAGGCCCGGCGCAGCCGCGATAATCGGGCATGACAGCCCCCCGCCTATGGCGATGTCTATACCCTTGTGCCAGTGCCTAGCCATGCCGGGCCACTCTCTCCAGCCGACGGGGCTAGTCAGCACGCCTTTGCCCGCCGTCGGGTGCGTTAGTCTGTTCTTCATAGCGGCCTCCCTGCTTTATAGTCCCAGTCTATGGTTTTGCGGCTGCCCGTATCCACGTTGACCTTGGTATTCTTGGTCGGCCGCCCACGGCCTTGGTTTTTGTTATTGTCAATTACGGCGATAACATCCATGGCATAGGCCGACCGCCACGCAGGACGGCCCTTAGCCGTGCTGCGGCTCAGGCACACAAAGCGTATCAGCCCCCGCTTGTTGACAACTTTACCGCCCTTAAATGTGTACTCATACAGCGCCTTATTGAGCGTGGCTATCACGCTGGACTCCGAGCCGTTGGTGCGCTTCGTCCAGGTGAACTGCACCCAGCCACGCTTAAGTATCTGCCGCAGATACAGCACTTGCACCCCCTGTATAAGGCGCGATACTCCTGTTTGCGGCGCGCTCGCCGGGTCAAGCGGGTCGCTACCTAAGCGAACCACGTAAGCGATGTGAGACGAGGGTATCATCTATCTGTGCTTTTTTTATGTTTTTAAATTCAGCATCGAAGTCTACTCGCTGCCATACTGCATTACGATGGTGCAGGCTACAGATTTCGGGGTATCGTGTGTCGCCGCGCCAGTCATATATGCCTATCCAGTACTCCGCACACAGCCGTATATCAGAGCTATCATAGATACGGTGGCGCGGGGCCTTCAGGTACGCCGCAAATGGCTTGAGTCGCCGCAAATGGCGCACACGCGCCAGCCAGTAATTGCCGCTAAAGTGGGGCACACGTGGGATGTCCAGCCAGTTGTAGCCTATCGCATCACATTCCGGGTGCGCCTGCATGTACTGCCACGCCCACTCGTAGCCATCTATCAACAGTGCGTCCATGACGTGCCGCCACCACGTCCGTTTGTCGCTGCCAGCCCCGTGGCTGGTGCCTTTGGTGTGGTAGTACAGGATACAGTCCTCTGGAGCTAGGTCTGCTGCCAAGGTCTCCACGTGTAAGATGCCCGGGAACTCATACTGCCTAAGGTCTGGCTGTTGGCTCACAATGGTATAGGCCCCGCCCCACTTATCCAAGTACGGGCGGGTATCCTCCATGCCGTTGATAGCTACATGCAGGTGCACGTCCTGCGTGGTCAACAGCGCTAATTGCTCCTGCACGACCTGCCGCCAATGGCCCATCTGGCCGACGTTATACACGATATGCCTAGTCATTTTTATTCTTTCGTTTACGTGTTTTTTTCACAGGCCCCGCTACTAGCGCCTCTACTGCCTTGTGCCGCTGCGTCGCCACTACAGCCGCCTCAATCAGGGTATGGGCATCACAGTGGTAGGATAGGAGACGTGTGAAATCCGCACCAAAATCATAGGCCATCGCCGCCTCTGTGTCTGGGTTATCTAGTACCGTGCCTGCTACCAGCGCCACGCCAAAGTCCTGCGGCCAAATGTGCAGGCTAAGGCCTAATCGCTCGAGGCTGTATAGTAGCGCCTGCCACACCTGCCCCATCCATATCTCGCCCGGCCGATACAGGCTGCCGTGCTTGGTGTGCTCTACCCGTGTGGGGCAGGCATCGTGCACTAATACCACCGGGCTACACGCTAGCGAGTTAAGGATGTCGTTGAGGGGCGCGGGCATCTGATGGTCGCCGTCGACAAATACCACGTCATAGCGGCTGGCGTTTGTCGAAAAAAAAGCATCGGCGCTTATTACTTGCACACCATCTCCCTTGTAGTAAGGGGCGGGGTCTACCCCTACTTTATGAGGCACCTCTACCGCACGGTAGTTGGTGCCGTGTCCCACGCCTATCTCTAAGTATGACTGTGCGCCAGTGGCAGCGATAACAGCGTTAATAAGGTCGGTACGTGTCTTCATCGGTGATTCTGTACTTTTATGTAATTATTTTTCCAAAGGTGAAACGGTAGCTCATTTGGTCGTCTCTTTAGGGCGTACATGGCATACGGCAGGCTCAACTGATCTTGACACCCGTGAGCCACGCACTCGTCCCACCACACCTCTAGTACCTCGTGTGCGGCCCGGCTGTTACAGTAGGAGAAGTAAGTACCCGCCCACAGGCCGTACCCATACGGCATCCCCATGTACTTGTAGTGCTTACATTGCGCCTGCATATCGTAATTATACTTAGCAGGGTATAGCCGTGCGCTCTCCAGCGCCTCCGTCCAAATGTCGCTTCGCTGGGGGTGCTTGGTGAAGGCCATGAAGCGCCCGGCATACATCGCCATGTCCAGGGCGAAATTAGGGCTAACCACGTTAATGCGCCCGTCTATCCAGATAATATACGCGTAATTGCGTAAGCCATCCAGTGTATACGCCTGCATTTTATACCATTTGGCACGCATCATGTGGCTGCCTAGGTCTATCGGCGGCGTGCCCACCACTGGAGCCCACTCGGGCGTAAGGCCGCCGGGCAGCGTGTCGCAAAAGTAGTAACAGTCCACGTCTACCGACTGCTTACACACGGTGTTAGGGGCATCGTAGCCCCCATAATTGGCAGTTATGATAGCTATATCAGCCATGGTGTCTGTACTTGCGCGCCGTTATGTAGCCATCTGCCAGCCTCTGTAGCTCAGCTAGGTCGGTAAAGTAGTCTGGGTGCGGGCTGTTAGGACTCCAGCGGGTGTAGCAGCCATTATGCACTTGGTACGCTATCCCTAGGTGCTGTAGCCATGTGCCCACAAAGTACTCATTATCGCCCCGAATGCCGTAAAATGCCTTGGTGATAGCCTGCTCATGCATCAGTAACAGTGCCGCGTGCTCACGGGCGATAATATACCACTGCTCATGCCGCACTACTTGGTTAACGCCACGCACTATCACCCTTTGCGGGCCTTGCATGTGCGGGGCCTGTGTGATATAGGTAACGCCATGTGCCAGCCGTGTGCCTGATACCTTATCCAGCGGCATTAAAGGCACACAGCTCTCGCTAGCCAGTAGGAGATGGCTAGAGTCAAAGCGCTTAAGGTACTCCCGGTAAATAGCGAAGTGGGCACCAACGGTGTGCGCCCACGTCGTAGGCACCGCTGGCACTATCTCGGTGTCAGGGTATACCGCCGCCTTATGGTAGTAGTGCACCAGTATGCGCTGTGGCCGAGCGGCTAGCCAGTGTGCGTAGTTGTGCAGCCTATCGCGTGCGAGTATGCCTACTGTGATGCCCATGCGCGTGTCCGTTGATATGCCATGATGTACACTTGGTCGGTATAGTCGGGGTTAGCAGCCAAGTACTTGGCATAATTACGAACAGTGCGCTCACACATGAGGAGCACGCCCGATATAGTCCTATGGCTATATCCCGCATCTGCAAGGGCCTTATAAGCACCCATCCGTAATGCCTTTTTTGGCCCTTTTGTGGTGTGGGTGTCAAATACCTTGATAGCAGGCAGACCTATAATCGCTGCTAGAGATACCCTCAGTAGGTCGGCCTTGTGCCCGTACAGCATATAGGCCTGTATCTCCTGCTTAGCGCGGTCTATGCGCTCTAATATCCGCGCCTGCACCAGCATCGGCAGGTCGGAGATGTCGCTCTCCAGCCGTATGCTAATAGTTCTTTGGGATGCGCTTGCCATTGCCTTTGGACGGCCGTACCAAGGGGCCAGTATTATTGGCGCAATATAGCATATTTTCGCGAAAAAGCGGGTAAGTATTGATATTTTCCTGCAAAAAATTCTCGACTTGCCGCCTGTACAGCTCGGCTGTCTCGCCCAATTGACGGCGGACTAGCTCATATGCCTGCATATCCGCGCTGTAGTTGGCCCCGCCAAAGGTGCCCACGCCCGCATCCCGCACACGGAACTGCACGTATGGCAGCGCCTCGTGTAAGGTGTAGTAGGCTAGCGCCTTATACAGCACGTCCAGCAGCGCCTGATTGGCAGGCGTTACCGTGTTACTGTCTACCTGCTGTACCAACTCGTCATATAGCGGCCCCCCTAGTATCGGGCGCATGTACTTGAGGCGCGCATCATCAAGGACGGCCTCTATATCGTCATTTAATTGCAGATTCTTGGACACAGGCACTAGGGCCTTAATGTCCTGTGCGCTAAGCCAATGTGCCATCGTCTAGGGTGTTAAGGGTCTCATCCAGCACCTCGCTGGTGTCTATCTTAGTCTCGTCCATATACTCCACATCCTCCGTCTCATAGGTTACGCCCTCAAAGCCAGCCAGCGCCAGCAGCCGGGTAATGTCCCCCAGTATCATGTTACGTGCGGGCTTTATCTTGGTCTCCATGAGCTGATTCAGCGCGCTGTCCATAGTGCCGCCGTCCCCGCCTAGGCTAGCACCCCCTTTTTCGCCTATCAGGGTGCCGCTGGATAGGCCATGGGCGGCGATTATCTCAGCCTTAGCCGCCTGCTGGTAGTTGGCAACGTCCTTTTCGGCGGGAGAAAAGGTGAGGGGCTGTATCTCTATTTTTTCAGCGGCAGAATTAGTAGAGACGAATAACAGGCTGCCCGCCGCGTCCGACCCCCGCAACTGGTCAAAGCTAGCCTGATAGCGGTCTAGGGCCTCTTGGTCGACACCCGGGATGTTAACTATCCCGCTCGCCATAAAGCCATTAAGCACAGACGCGTGCTTGTAGTTGATGAGCTCTATCTCAGTCTCACAGCTCTTGACCGCCGCCACCCACTCTGGCAGCGGATAATGCGTCTTATCGTCACTGTAGCGGATGCGGTATAGCAGGCGCGGGGCTATGCTCAACTGCGCACCGAACTCATAGGGCAGGAAAAAAAGTGGTTTAACGGGCTTGCCAAAGGCGTCCTTTTCCTCTTTGGCCGTCCAGTCCTTGCGGACGATATACCCCGGTGTCCAGTATTTACCACCTTCTTCGTCTTTTGACGAAAAATGTCCCTTGCGCACAAAGCCAAACGGCACATGGTCGAAGCCATTGGGCTGTGACTCGAAGCCCCACACCTGTAGGGCGTACCCGCCGAAGGTGAACCAGTCGCTGGCCACCCTGTACAGCAGCTCATGCAGGCCGTAGCCGTCGCACATCTGCGACACAAAGGCATCCAACAATGGCTGGAGGGCGGGGTCTGCCGCTTTGGCCACCAGCTTCTTCCCCTTGGTTAGGCCCGCCTTTAGCTCAAGGATAGACTGATTGGTGGGGGAGTTGTTCTTGCACTTAATCAGCCTGTCTGGGTATAGGTTGTCCCCAAAGTAGCCCCATATCTTATAGCCGTCCTTTTCGACGATGCGGCTCACTGGCCCCGTGTCAGTGGACTGTATGGCTTTAGCCTTATTATGAGAGATGTACATGCTATAATACCGTCTTAATGCGTAAGATACGTATCTGGCGCGTGTCTGTGGCGCTGGTGCTGTTAATAGTCAGGCTACCATCTGTCACTGTAGCCCACAGATGCCCCGCCGTGCCTGAGTTATCGGCAGGGGTTAGGTACACGTAGTCGGTACTGCGGATATCGTCCTGATTGATAGTAACCGTACCAGCCACAAGGGTAACGATATGCACGGCGTTGGCCGCCCCTGTCGCCATGACGGGGCAGTTGCTGGCCACAAAGCGGCCCAAGGCCGTGCTATAGGTAGCCTGAGCGCGGTTGAGCTGCGTGCCGCTGATAGGCACCTGCGGCTGTGTGATGCGATACAGCCGCACCCACTCGTTAGTGCCGCTGGCATTAGGCCGCACATAGGCGTACGCTATCGGGAGCTGGTTGCTGGGCGTGCCGGGAGCCGCTGGGTTAGAGGCGGGCGTGCCGCTGGTTACAACGACGTTACCCGATAGGTTAAGAGCTATCAGGTCTATGCGCGGGTTAGTAGGGTCGCCCGCGCTAAGGGTCACTGTGCCGCTAGCGCCGCGTACGATGCGTGCACCGTTGAGCTGGGCCAGCCCCGTGCCCACCGTTACCACTAGTGCAGATGGGCTGGTGCCGATAGTCACGCCTATGCCGCTCACGATGCCATCGAGGCCGCGCTCTACCTCGACATTATAGGAGGTGCCATTACCGCGCTGCACAGCCAGCAGGCCACTGCCGTTTTGCTGGATGGCCGCCATCATCTGCTCCTGCACGCTAGCGTTAGTATCCACCAGGTCACAGATGTCGGTGGCGTTAGAGGTGTTTTTAATGGGGTTACTCATTTTCGTTCTTTATTGATGCTTTCCATGCCAGATAGGTATCCGCATCGGGGAACCATTGCCCACCGAGGGCCGCGATGTCCGCCTTTTGGGTGTCGGTGAATTCGGGCACGTCCAGCTCCAAGATATTGGGGATGCCGTTGCCGTTGCTGTCGGTGAGGTCGGGCGTAAAGCCCGCCACGTACACGGCCAGACGGATGGGGTAGCCGTCGGGGTCGGGCAGGTTGCCTGCCTGCGAGAGGGGGATGTAAGCGTATTGGGGCATAGGTTATTTATTGTTAAAAATTGTGTCTTCTTGCATTAAACCTAACTTTTGCATAGCCTCTATTTGTTTTATCCAAAGTAGCTTTCTGTGCCTAGCAAAAGGCCCATAGATAGTAGCTACCCTCAAAATAATGGATGTTCTTAAAAGGCACATATACCTATCTCTTAATTCGTGTAAATCTGTGCCTCTTAAACTAGATATACCCAGCTTATTATATATTTCTATGTCGGCTTTTACTTCCGAAGCTATTTCAGAAATGGCTTTTCGTAGCTCTCTAGCATGCTTAGGAGAAGGCCATCCAAAGTCATAAAGAAATTTCGCATCGGCTATACATTTGTAATTATAATCCTCCAGTTGCCGCTGAATAAGACTTGAAGCTCTACTAGGCCATTGTGATAATCTTTTCTTTTTTTCCATCCGATTCTTAATGAGGAACAAGTGGTGAAACAGATATGCCGCTACTAGTGCCGTTATTATTGTTACCAGAGCTGTCGTTCAAAATGAAATTGGGGCCACTGGGGTCGGCAGTGTCGAATGTGTAGCGGGCGCGCAAGAAGG